CTGTTACACACGGATTATTTGATGACGGTTCCACAGTGGGTAAGGTCAGCAGATTTGTAGCAGTAGCAGGAGGCAGTGCCAATACCACAGCCGCATATTCTGCGGACGGTATCACATGGACTGCCGCTAGCATACAGACTTCTGCTACTTGGGTCGATGTGGCCTTTGGGGGATTTGGAGGACAGAAATTTGTAGCTATCAGCAGCGATGTAACCACAGTGAGAGTTAGTGGTGACGGTGAGGTTTGGGATCAAACTGGTACCTTAACCACAACTGGATTTACAGCAGTCGCTTACGGCAAAAACAGATTTGTAGCAATCAAGAGCGGAACGTCTGTTACTAATTATTCTACCACAGGAACAGGCACATGGACCGCAGGCGCATTACCAAGTTCGTCAAACTGGAACAGCATTGCCTATGGTAATAATAGATTTGTTGCTATTTCAACCACCAGTGGTACAATAGCTGCTTATAGTTTAGACGGTATTACCTGGACAGCTAGTACATTACCTACAACAGCAGTTTGGACTAAGATCACATACGGTCAGGGAGTGTTCCTTGCTGTGAGTACAACCACAGCAGCAGCAACATCACCAGACGGAATTACATGGACCGCAAGAACTACATCCACAGCGGCCAGCGGATTCTCAGCGGTGACATTTGGTAATAGAAATCGTTATGGACAATTTGTGGGAGTTGGTGCTGGCTCAGGTACAGTAGCCACTTATATCAGAACAGGAGCCACTACAAGAGCTCGTGCAAGGGTAGCATCTAACAAGATATTCCAAGTTAATATCACTGAGCCTGGATCAGGATATACTACTGAACCAACCATAACATTTACAGATCCTAACAATACTTTTGAAGCTCCAGTAACTGTAAGAAAAGGATTAGGTGTATTGGCTAACCCATCATTCATCAACAGAGGCTCTCAGTATGTGACCAGTAGCTGTGAAGTGGATATTGGCGACGGTTATGCAAATGTATTCCAACCAGGATCGTTTGTGGCAGTGAGACAGATTTCCGCCCAGCCAACTCCTGGATCTAACGTGGTGTTTGGACACTTACCAGACCGTACATTCAAATTAGTTAATGTGATCACATTCTTAGGCGTTAATGCTGGCGCTTACACAGCATTCTTACAAATAAGCCCAACACTAACTATATCAGAAGCACCCGATGACGCTGTCACAGTGACAACTAGATTGCGTTACAGTCAGGTTAGATTAACCGGACACGATTTCTTAGATATCGGTACCGGTAATTTTACTGAAACCAACTATCCAGGACTACCAACACAACTGCCAATTCCGGCCAACGAAACTGTTGAAAGTGGTGGCGGTCGTGTGTTCTTTACAGCCACAGACCAAGATGGTAATTTTAGAGTTGGTGACTTGTTTGCTATTGAACAAAGTACTGGTGTTGCTACATTAAATGCTGATGCGTTTAATATCAGTGGATTGCAAGAACTTAATCTAGGTAATGTTACATTAGGCGGCGGATCAGCTACGATTACTGAATTCTCAACAGACCCGTTCTTTACGGCAGATTCAGATAATATCGTACCGACACAAAGAGCTATCAAAGCCTATATCGCCAGCCAGATTGGTGGTGGTGGTGCTAGCTTGAACGTTAACTCAGTGACAGCAGGTAGTATTTTTATCAGCTCTAACATAATCACTACCACAACAACAGGACCAATTAAAATGAATGCTACCTTTGATTTCAGAGGCGGAGTTATCGGGTTACCGTTAGCACTCAATTACTTTTTGAACTAAATACATACATGGAGAATAAATTATGGCAACAGGAAGACTAGGAGTAGCAGATCTATCAGCGGCGACCAATACTACTCTGTATACAGTACCCGCAAACACATTTTCAGTGGTTACTGTAAGTGTAGTAAACAGGAGTGCATCAGCAGTGACTGTCAGAGTAGCGATATCATCGTCAGCAACACCAGCAGATTCTGAATATATCGAATATGATACCAGTTTAAGTGCTAAGGGTGTACTGGAGCGTACAGGCGTTGTAATAGATGCAGGAAAATTACTAGTGGTAAGATCTAGTGCTGCTAGTGTAAATGCTGTGGTCTACGGTATTGAAACATCAACAGCTTAATAAAAGGATAAGATCATGGCAAGAAAAATAACAGGCGGACTTGTAGGTAGTTCAACACTAGTAGGAACTGTTCAAATTTCGCCCGACTCAGCCTTGTCCACAGCGGCGGATCAGAATATCACTCTTAGCCCGGGCGGAACTGGCCAGGTTGTTTCTACTGCAAATGTTCAATTAAATGCACAGACTGATTTGCGATTCGCAGATAGTGATAGCTCAAATTGGGTGGGATTTCAAGCTCCTGCAACAGTAGCAGCTAATGTAACATGGACACTGCCAGCTGCAGATGGCACATCAGATCAAGTACTAACCACTAATGCGTCAGGCACACTATCGTGGACTAGTAAATCTGTAACAGTTTCTGATCAAACAGCGTCTGCTACTACACATTATCCGTTGTTCACTACAGCTACCTCAGGAGCTATCACTAGTTCAAATGTGTCAACTACTAAAATGACGTATCAGCCAAGCACTGGTAGGTTGAGTTTAGCAGGTGCCTCTGCTGCTTCGAGCACTACCACTGGAACCTTAGTAGTTACTGGCGGTGTTGGTATCAGTGGTGCTTTGTATGTAGGTGCAGATATATATTCATATGCATCTTCAGATAGCAGACTAAAAGAAAATCTTTCAAAGATTGATAACAGCCTAGAAAAATTGTTAAAATTATCAGGATATCAATATCACTGGAATAAAATTGCGCAAGAAATGTACCCAGAACGCACCATGCAGGACGTGGGAGTTATTGCTCAAGAAGTAAAAGAAGTAATACCATCAGCTGTAGTTGAAAGAGATGACGGGTATCTTGCTGTAAGATATGACAAACTAATTCCCTTGCTGATAGAGGCTGTTAAATCTCTAAAAGAAGAAATTGAAATTATGAAAAGAGAGAATTAAGAATGCCAGTACAGTTATCAAATTGTGGTATTATCTATGCAAACGGACAGCACCAGTGCCGCATTGAAGAACAAAACGAAATCTATGTTTGGAATGTCAACAATTGGACACCAGAGAATGGTGGTCGCTGTTGCGCTTTTACGGTTCCTACTGGAACCACATCGATCAAATTTGAAATACTATCAGGTGGTGGCCCAGGCGGCTCATCAGGTGGTGACTTCGACCACGGGTGTGGAGGTCAAGGTGGCAATTATGGAGTAAGAACACTGCAAAAATCAGTGCATGGATTCACAGATGGCACAGTATACACAGTGTGTGCTGCTGGCACATCAAACTGTAGCTGCTGCTGTTCATGTAACCAAAATTGTCGCCACGGATGCACCAGTTTTGTTAACGGCACTGGCTTGAGCAACTTCTGTGCTATTGGCGGCATGGGTGGGTCAACTTCATGGGACATGATCTCACAGTGTTATAACTGCCACATTGGTAATGTTCAATGCAACGTGGGCAACTATAATGCTGGTTGGATTACCAACGTGTGTGACTCGCCAGTATACGGATCCGATATGTGTTTTAGAGGAACATCGGGATCATACAATGCTCAATACGACTGTTGCGCTGATCACTTTTCTGTTGCAGGAGCACCTTCTGGACCAATTTCAGCACAACACGGAATTGGCGGTAAACATATGTGCGTGGGTAACTTGGCCTGCTGTTCAGCACACGCAGCTTTCCCAGGTGGTGGTGGTGCAGGCCACGCAACCGCATCAGTTAGTGCATGCTGGGGCAGCTTTGGCGCCGGTGGCCTTGTTAGAATAACGTACAGTTAAGGAGAAATTAGAAAATGCCAGTACAATTATCAAATTGTGGTATCGTGTATGCTAATAGCCAGCATCAATGTAAAATCGCAGAACAGTATGAAATCTATGTCTGGAATCCCAACAATTGGACACCAGAGAATGGTGGCCGTTGTTGCGCTTTTACAGTGCCCACGGGAACCACATCAATTAAGTTTGAAATACTATCAGGTGGTGGCCCAGGTGGCTCATCAGGTGGTGACCACGACCACGGCGCTGGTGGCCAAGGTGGCAATTACGGCGTAAGAACACTGCAAAAATCAGTGCATGGATTTACAGATGGCACGGTATACACGGTGTGTGCTGCTGGTTCATCAACCTGTAGCTGCTGCTGTTCATGTAATCAAAATTGTCGTCATGGATGCACCAGTTTTGTCAATGGCACTGGCTTGAGCAACTTCTGTGCTATTGGCGGCATGGGTGGATCAACTTCATGGGACATGATCGCAAACTGCTATAACTGCCACATTGGTAACACACAGTGTAGCGTAGGTAACTACAATGCCGGTTGGGTTAACCATGCCTGCGATACACCAGTATACGGGTCCGATATGTGTTTTAGAGGAACAACTGGATCATACAATCATCAATACAACTGTTGTGCTGATGCGTTTTCAGTAGCAGGTGGCCCAAGCGGTCCGTGGACGGCTCCTCATGGAATTGGTGGTAAACATCGCTGCGTAGGCAACTTGGCCTGCTGTTCAGCACACGCAGCTTTCCCAGGTGGTGGTGGCGCAGGTCACGCAACTGACTCATCGAATGCCTGCTGGGGCAGTTTTGGCGCTGGCGGCCTTGTTAGAATAACGTATAGTTAAGGAGAAATAAATGGCAAATATAACCAAAATGCTAACATATAGTATACCGGATCATTTGTATTCGTTGGAAAATACGTTAGGTAAAACCAGTACACAGTTATACGAAGGCCCAGAAGAAATAGTCATGTGGCTCGATAAAGAAACTGGGTATTTGATGCAGGCGTTTGCACCAGAAGACGAACCAGATCGTCCGCTTCCATTGGATCTGAAAAGAGAAATATTAAAAGCAGACACTGACATAAACTGCTGCAAAATTGGATTGATCTATGGCGGATTAGAAAAACCAAAGATCTACGAAGTCGCCGTCGGCCCGGCTGATCAACCAAATGCCACAGTTGTAGATCCTTCTGACATCAGAATTGTTTATGATAAACAAAGCGTAACTGAAGATTATACAGCACCGCTTAAATTCTTTGAGTACAAAAGAATTAGAGATGATGCTTTTATTAGAAATATGAGAGATGCAAAACTAGCTGCAAGTGATGGCAAAATTTCTCCAGATATGCCAGAAGCTCTAAAACAACAATGGCTGGATTATAGACAAAAACTCAGAGACCTTCCTGCAGATTGGGCAGATGTTCCTAATTATCTTGTGAGATTTCCGCGGAGTCCTGAAGACGGGCCTAACATGGAGTTTGAAGATGAGCACGTTCAGGTTATTAGAATCGAAGACAGAGATGCCTCCGATGCTGATGCTTTACAAAATCTACCCCCAGGCGTTTATTAATTTCGAATAGTATTGTGCTGGCAACAGCACAATACCCAACGCTCGCTCACATTATTCTTAGAGGCGCAGCCCTCAAAATAAATATCGTACTAGATAACAAAGGTTACGATATCAATGAAAAAAGCATTTTTTATAAATGGCGGCGCAGGTCGAGTACTATGTGCAATTCCCGCACTAGAGCACTATGTTAAAAATACTGATCCAACAGCAGTCATTGTTGTTGAAGGTTGGATAGATTTATATTTGACCAGCAAAATTTTAGCAAGTAATGTGCATCATGCCACCGACCCAAATCTTTTTGAAAAATTAAAAGATAGAGAAATCATAACTCCCGAACCGTATAAACTAAACGCATACTTTACTCAAAGATGCAATCTTGTGCAGGCGTTTGACATGTTGATCAACTACGATGTTCCGCCCGAAATCATTCCAGAAACAAAAGAATACGATATCTTTATTGGCAAAAAGGATATAGCACAAGCAAACGAGCTAGTCAATGAAGCTAGAAAGCATTTTAAAAAGCAACAAGTAATAATCTTCCAACCATTTGGAAAAACAGCTGGTATACAAGGCAATACTATCATTGACGAAAGTGGTAGATCATTTGAAGTTGATGATATTATAAAAATACTTGAAGAACTGAATAAAGATTATGCTGTTATAATGATGAGCGAGTTAAAAATTCCTGGAAACAGAGCACTAGGAGTAATGGTACCAGAGAGTGTTAGTTTATTACAATGGACTGCAATTATCAATGATGCTGATTATTTCTTAGGCTGTGACTCGGTAGGACAGCATATTGCACATGCCCTAAAGAAACCAGGCACAGTGGTTATAGGCGGTACATTCCCTGAAAATATTTCGTATCCTGGCAGCAGCACACTTACTATAATTGATAACGGCAAAGACGAAAGAAGGTATTCCCCAATAAGAGTTGCAGTAGACATTAGAATTGATAGACATAATGAAAATCTAATGGTGCTTACCGACGAAACTATCAAGACAATTACCAAAGGAATTAAAAATACTTTGAGTAAAACTGCTAAGTCATATGTCGAACCCAAACCGCCTGCTGGGTGTTCTACTCCCGGTTGTTCTTAATAAATGTCACAAGGAAAAATAATGCAAAAAACAGGATACATTGCAGGTATTGCTCGAGGGCATAATGCAGGAGTTTGTCTTTTAAAAGATGGAAAAATTGTATTTTCTATTGAAGAAGAAAGACTATCTCGCTACAAATATGACGGCGGCCCGCTTGCGAGTATGGTTAAAATACTTGACTATACTGATAAGATTGATTTTTTGGTGATCTCTCACACACAAGATGATGACGAACCAATAAACGATTATGTAAGGCAAGATGTGTATTCTGCACTTGCTAGGAAGTTGAGATTAATCGACGATGTTGATACCCAAGTATTTAAATATCACGGTCAACACCATAGAAGTCACGCCGCGTTGGCATTTTATAGATCTGGGTTTGATAAAGCAAGTGCTATCATTGTAGATGGTGCAGGTACATTTATTGAACGCCAAGACGGTCGAACCATGTTTGAAGTTGAAAGTATATATGATTGTTCATACCCTGCAAACTTTGAGGAAGTGTACAAGCATTTTGGAGGCAACGGACCTTGGAGGACTGAACACTACAATAGTGATGGGAACGGTACAGAAGTTATAGTTAATGATAAAGCAGGTATTGTTAAAGCATACGAAGCTGTTACTAGATTTTGTGGATTCGACTCGATAGAAGCGGGTAAAACCATGGGACTATTCCCCTACGGTGAGCCAAACAAAGCTCCAAAGATTTATGAAAAATTCGGAGCAAATAAAAATTTAATTGTTCCGACTTATCCCAATGGCGCACTGGTTAATGAAGAAGCCTATACTGAGCTAGATGACAGAGTATACGATCCTAAAGTTATTCATAGATCAGTAACTGACCCCAACGATCAACGACAGATGCAGCGTTACGAGCAACAAATGCTTGAAGCCAATGCAGAAGATGTAACGCAATTAGCTTCTAGAAGAAACATGGCCTACAATGTCCAAACCGAATCGCAACAACTAGTACTTGACTTGATTCTAAAATCAATTGAACGTACAGGTAATAAAAATATTGTCATCAGCGGTGGATATGGGTTGAATTGTGTTGCTAACTATTTCTACTTACAGCATTTACCGAAAGACGTAAAGATATATGTTGAACCTGTTTCAAACGATGCAGGTACAGCTATGGGTGTAGCATTTTATCATTACTATAAAACATCTCAAGATACAAAAGTCAGATCAAAAGATGAAAATTTATTTTTAGGTCCGGTACAACATATCACTGAAGATGCAGTTATAGAAACTGCGGCCAAATACGGTGGCAGTGTAACAATAAATGTTGATTACAAAGATGTTATTAAAACTATTAGGTCTAAAAACATTGTAGCATTATTTCAAGAACGATGCGAAAATGGTCCTAGAGCACTAGGTAATAGATCACTGATGTTTGATCCGACATTCGCCGACGGTAAAGATTTTGTTAATTTAATTAAAAAACGAGAATATTTTAGACCATTTGCTGCATCAGTATTACAAGATGATGTACATGAATGGTTTGATCTGCGTGGCATGGAAGATTCCCCTTCTATGATGTATGCTGTGAATTGTCAGCCGGGTGTGAAAGAAAAGATTCCAGCAGTTATACACGTTGATGGTACCTGTAGAATTCAAACAGTGACTGAAGAACAAAACTTTCATTGGTATAATCTGATTAAAGAATTTAAAAATCAAACAGGTATTCCTGCATTGTTTAATACCAGCTTTAACCTAGGCGGTGAGCCGTTGGTCGAAACCATCGACGATGCCATGCGTACTCTTTACAACTCGGGAATTAATTACATTTATTTTCCAGCTGTTAAAATGATGGTAGAGATTGAACATAATGACAGAGCATGATTAAAAAAATAAATGAACAAGACATATTTGCAGTTAATCCTAATTTTGAAGTACATGTACATCAGTTAGGTGATACCAAATGTGTCACTGTTGATAACTTTTATCTTAATCCTGACAAAGTTAGAGAATTGGCTCTTTCTATTCCCGCATCCAAGAGCATGATTAGAAATACATACCCCGGCCTGTCAATTAGTCTTGGTATCAATCTAACAAGTTTAGCCGATACGTTTGTTAAACTAATCAGTGAAAATTTCAATGACGGTCCTCGTAAGATTGATAAAGACATACGTGAAACATTTAAGTTTATAACATTTATAGTAAATGTAATGCAAGGGCAAGACCAGCCAACTCCTCATAGAGATAGTGCAGATCCGGGTAGATTTGCAGCATCGGTATATTTAAATTACAATGACGAATCTCACGGCGGCACAGCTTTTTATTCTGAAACCGGACAATACCTAGGATATGCAGAAATGGCTTTTAATAGATTGGTATTATACAGGCAAACTGACGTTCACACCGCAGTAATGCAACCTGATTGGTTCGTTGGAGATACTTACAGAATTAATCAGATGATGTTTATTTAAAGATGGAGAAAAACATGAACAATCAAACCGAGGGTCGAATTTACTCATTATTTCCCACGCCTTTATACACATATAAAACAGAAAGTAAAGAATATAATGAAATACAAGCCGAGATGCAGACTGTGGTTGATAAACTGTATCTAGAAGATGGTTGGGGACAAAATTACCTTTGGAATTCTCACACCATGTACCTATCTAATAAAGGCAATTTTATAGAGAATATTTTAAAAGACCAAGCAATGAGAGCGATGACCTCGTGTATTATGCATCATTGTCTCAATTATATGCGAATGATGAATGTCAAACCGCTGTACAAACCAGCAATAGAAACTTCATGGCTATCATTGACTAAGCCCGGTCAGTATGCTCACGTTCATGATCACGGCACTAGCCATGTTAGCGGAGTATATTGGTTTAAAACGAACGGGCAAGACGGTGATATAGTTTTTAGAAATGCTCTTAAAGCATTAAAATGCAATCCAATCGGTAGTTCATATGCTCATGAAAATGCATTTGCTCCAGAGCAAGGCAGAATAAGTATGTGGCCTGGCTATTTAGATCACAGTGTTAATGAAAATACAACCAATGAGGATCGTATTAGCTTGTCTTTTAATATTTTATTAGAAACCGGAGCAACCAATTAATGTTATATATTTTCGGCGATAGTTTTAGTGTACCTGATGCACACAAGAATGAAACTTTTGGGCCTAAAGGCCTGATAACGTTCATGCCGTTAGAAAAGAATTGGACCAGGATCGTCAGTGAAAGTTTAATCGGAAACGATAATCATATAAATGACGCTTTGCTCGGCTGTTCCAATGAGTATATTTTGCACACCCTAAGAGATCGTGAATCGTCATTTAAAAGTGGTGACTATGTTATAGTACAACTTACTTCTTATTACAGAGAATGGTTCTTTGAAGATAAACCGGGCATGGCGAATTTCATAAATGCAAAATTTGTGCCAGGAGTTCATGTTACAAAAGAACAAGCCAATGCATTAGAAATGTATAAAAAATATTTGTATTCCGATCATCGTCTTTTGTTGCACTATGATGCAATTCTCGATTCGATAACTTTTAGAACGAAACTGTATGGACAACAAGGCATTCGATGTTTGATTCTGCCAGGGTTTCACAACGTTGCAGGAGTAGAAGGCACTATGTTTAAAACCTCAGGCTTTGAGTTTGACTCAGAGGAAACGGCTGCAATATACCGTGCTGAAACTGGCGATCTGCGTTATAATCACTTTTCAGAAGTTAATCATAAAATTTTAGCAGATAAAGTAATTGACTTCTTTAACACTGGTAAGACTGTAGATCTCACAAGTGATTTTAAAACTGGTATGTATACCAAAGATAATATCTAATGAAAATACAACTTGAAGGATACCCAGTAAGCATTTCTCGTTTGAATCCTGAAGATTTAAAAATGCTACAGGATCACTATCTTCCATTGATATTAAATAGCAAAGAAGATGAATTCAAAGGCGAAGAAAGTAGGATTTCTAAAAATGCATCTCAACGCTGGAGCGATGCTGACTTTTTTAAAAAATGGAATGACACATTACTGCCTGCACCCTACATCCAATCTTACATAGATTCTTTTATGTTTCAATTTCCTTATAAAGTTGAAATAGATACATGGTATAATGTACATAATCAATATGATCATCAACAGTTACACAACCACATAACAACAAACGTACCAGCATTTTCATGTGTGGTTATACTAAAACAGCCCAATGCAAATTCAGGCCAGTTGGTGTTCAGGACTCCTAATCTATCAAATCATTTAAAATATCTAGAATTAGATCCGCAAGATCACTATCCAAATATATTTACGCCACCAATGGAAGAAGGAATATTGATAATATTCCCATCTTGCCTTGAACATTATGTATTCTATAACCAAACAAATGAATCAAGAGTTGTGTTTGCATCAAATATAGTAGTAAAAAGACAAGGTAACTTGTTTTAGTACGGTATTTTAATAAATACATCAAAGGACCAAACTACGTGAGCAAAGCACCTATCTTAGATAATATCAGATTGATTCCTAGAGAATCCGAATTTCTTAATAGAAAAGTTGGATCTAGAGGAGAAATTTTCTACGATAGAGATACCAACACTCTTCGCCTATATAACGGAATTGCCCCTGGCGGTAGTTCACTGGCAAAAAGCGATCTAGCCAACGTTTCCAACTCAGATTTTCTTGCCAAGGCCAATTCGGCAGGCTTTAGCGGTGGTGTTCAGACAGGCGTAGCTGGCAAAATAGCCTACTACCCCTCCAACGGCTCGCAGGTTAACGATCTCGCTGCGTTGACTTGGTTAGATGACAGCACAAATACTCTAATATTATCTGGAGTGCTAGACGTCACAGGTCAGAAAAATCGCATTAGATTCCACTGGGACACTTTAGCGGATCTTAATGCAGAAGTATCACCGATAGACTATCATGGTATGGTAGCACATGTACATGATACAGGAAAATTGTATTATGCACATGCAGGTGCTTGGGTACCTGTAGCCAGCGAATCTAGTTTGCCTAACTCGTTTAGCACTGTTGTAGTAGCAGGACAGAGCTCTGTAATAGCCGATTCCACTGCCGACACATTAACACTAGCTGCTGGCTCTAATATTACTATTACTACTAATGCTGGCACAGATACTATAACAATTAATTCAACTACCAGCACAGGTAGCATCACTTTTGTGGGAACTACTATAGATTCCGCAGATAGTTCTACCATCACATTCACTCCTACAGTATCTTTTGACAGTGATATTGTAGTTGGAAACGCTATTGTATTTCCAGACGGCACTTATCAGCAGACCAGTGCTGTGGGAGTTCCAGGTCCCCAAGGTCCCCAAGGTCCCCAAGGAGCTTCGGGAGCAGGAACAGGAGACGTACTAAGCTCGGGCGGTGGATATGTAGATAATGCTATCATACGCTATGATGGTACCACAGGTACTATTATACAGAACAGTTTGGCAACTATATCAGATGCCGGTTTACTCACAGCTACTAACTTTAGTGGCGGTGGTGCATTGCTCACTGCCTTAAATGCCACTGAATTAACATCAGGTACTATACCAAATGCTAGATTTCCAGCTACACTACCTGCAGTAAGCGGAGTAAATCTCACAGCACTACCTGCAACATTACCAGCGGCTAGCGGTGCTAATCTCACCGCGTTAAACGCTACTGAACTTACCAGCGGCACTGTACCTGTGTTGAGATTAGGCGCATCTGGAACTAGAGATGCTACTACGTACCTGAGAGGCGATAATACATGGGCCACTGTGTCAGGCGGCGGCGCAGCATCAGACAGTTTTGCTACTATAGCTGTAGCTGGACAGTCTAATGTAGTGGCTGACTCGGCCACCGACACATTAACATTAGTAGCTGGCTCGAATATAACCATAACCACAGACGCCGGTACAGACACTATAACTATTGCTGCTGCCGGCGGCGGCACGGCGTCAGACAGCTTTGCTACCATAGCAGTAGCTGGCCAATCAAACGTTGTGGCAGATTCGGCCACAGACACACTTACCATAGCCGCAGGCACAGGAATCTCAATCACCACCAATGCAACCACTGACACTGTTACAATCACTAATACAGTTTCAGCAGGTGCCTCAGCATTTACTGACTTGACGGACTACGCTGGTCTAACCGTGGACCAGTTCTATCTGCCGGCAATCACAAGATTAAATGTCACTGCCAACGGATCGGCGGCATATAGATTCGATCAATATGGCACCACAGACGATCCTACGATATTTGCCATCAATGCTACTACCATAGCATTTAGTTTGATCGGAGCCAGCGGCCATCCTTTTTTAATTCAAGACGGCACTGGGGCAAATTATAATACAGGATTGGTACACGTGAGCACATCAGGGTTGGTGTCTACTGGGGGAGATGCACAGGGTAAAACATCAGGTACATTATATTGGAAGATTCCGGATAGTATCTCTGGCAACTATAGATACCAGTGTGGTGCTCATGCTGCTATGATAGGAACTATTACTATTAAGAATTTCGGCAGTATCTAAACTTTATTTTTTAGAGTCGTTCCAATCTTTAATTTTAGTTTCTAATTGTCTTCGAATAGCGGTAATTCCTTGTTTCATATCCGTGCCCATTGAAGGCAATTGACGAGTATACACCATTTCCATGTGCATGCTGTCTAATTTTTTAATCTCACCAACTAATCTTTTCAGCAGTGTGCTGACATCTTGTTTGAAATCGCCCTCAGGCATTTCTGCTATAGCGGATTGATATCTAGTGTAGTCTTCTTGGAATCTACTGGATTTTTCTAATAGGTTTGACATTTTCTAACTCCAATACTGTTTCTATTTTTGTTCTAATCAATGTGTTATTTAACGTGGCTTTAAGGCCATTGTGTAATTGTTTGGGAAGATGATCTAAGCTACTCCACGCAACGGTTTCTGCGGCTGTGGCTAAAAACTCTTGTTCCACTAGACACACATAGGTGCCATATTCAAAACCACGATCTTCTGAAAGATATAGTTCGATAGGAACTATGCGACCTTTAGAATAGCTGTTTAATAATTCTTCAGCATCTTCTAACAGAGTAGATTTTCTGGCAAAGGTAGGCACAGTCCATTTTGAATCTTCAAGAATCAACAATATCCTACTAGTGGTTTTTGCTAAGAATAGTAATCCGGCACGTTGTTGCATGCATTTACTTATTGTGGATCTAGTACGAAGCCCCAATATCCTGGTGCATACTCACCTTCAAATGCTTTGAGCCATTGCTCTCCATCCCAGCGATATTTAATACCAGTTTTAAGATTTTGGATATATGTCGGCGCAGTACCTGTAGCAGGTTCCCAAACACTGATCCACTTAGCTCCGTTCCATTCGACTATACTGTTGGCATTAATTACAGCGTCATTACCGTCTGAATTTTTCCAAGCATCTGGACCATCATATAGAGTGGCAGAGCTATCGCCCTGTCTATTGTAACTGAGACCAACATTTGGGCTTGGATTTACATCTTCTAGCATCAAGAATCTCAAACCTAACGGAATATTAGCACGACTGCCATAAACTGTGATAGGATTATATTTGAGAGGATCGATGATAGCATCAATTGTTCCTCTAGCAGCGATGCCTGAGATTGTGCTGGCTATTGAAGTATTCTGCGGTACTGTGTCTTGATCTAAGGTCACAACAAGTATGCTAGGATCTACAGCATTTACCGCGAAGGTGCCTACTAGATCATAACCAGTAGCCTGTTTGAAGAACGCTTGGCTGTCTGCTGTATAGCCACCTTGCACATCAAGTATAGTGGCCCATTCTACAGGTTCACCATTTTGATAATCTTTCTGATCTAGACCTAATGCTAACACAGCGGCACCGGCATTTACCAATGTAAGATCATAGTCATATGGTTGACCGTTGTTGGATTTAAACAACAGCACACGATATCTATTTGCAATAGCTTCAAATGTACCTTTACGGCGATTATAAATTAGATCTTCTAGATTCACAATGTCTCCACTATCAGTGAACACATTGCTGATAATACTTTTAACCACACCTAATCGTTTGACTTTGGCAGGTGGTGAAATATAGATAGGCATCATAAATTCTAGACTGCAGATATCAATATCTGTGTCTGCACCTTGAGGAATCGTTCTAGAACTAAAGTTTGTGGAATTTAAATTGATCACGCTGAGACTAGTCCAGTCGATATAGTTGTCCGTGGTCTGTATTTCAAGGCTAGGATTAAACAACACCAATATCTGTTCCAGTAATTGAAGTTTTTGATCTGTGTTCGAAGTCCAGATATCTGCTTTCATGGTCAACTTGAATGGTGTAGGCATCAGTCTTTCCACAGTGTAATTACCACCCTGAGAATTTTGATATTCGACCATACCGTCATTGTCTACGTCAGTGTAGCGTCTTTCACGGATATTAACCTTGCTGACAAAAGTAGCATCGCTCAATCGATCAGTGTCCATTTCGAGGCCAGTGATATAACAGGCCACACGAGGCACAGTACTCATTTTATTTTCTGAGTTGTCTTTGATAATACTAGCAACCTGACGTGTTAGGTCTCCGTACATCACAGGTACTTGACGCTCTTCGGGAGTATCGCCTCCTGTCTTGTACTTAAAACCTATGAATATACGCATGAACTGCGTGACATAGCGTCTTATCTGCCCGTCATAAAAATAATCCATTAATTAAATTCCTTGCCCTGTTGACATAATTCACATTCACAATCTGGACAGCAATC